GCGTGCTTGCGGTCCTCCCTACTCGCCGCCCGGTCAAACCCGTTTAGTCCAGGCACGGCCCCTCCTCGTCATCCATCCATGCCTCGAGGAACACGCCGTCCCATTCGCAGGTAAACTTCTCCCCGTCCACGTGGACCAGCATGCCCTTGCGCTCGTTAGTCGTCCGCTCTTCGGCCACGCCATAACGAGACAGGCCAGTGTCCCCGACCTTCTGCACGTTCACGATGTCCACGACCTCAACGGCCGAGACGAATGACGTGTCAACGTACAGCTCACCGCCAGAGGCGAGGTCGAGGATGTAGCGCATCTGGTCAAACAACGTATGACGTCTTTCGTGGCGTGTAAGCAAAAAGGTTGTACGCCAAAGCGTCACCTATGGCGTGTCAGGCAACCGGGAAGACGTGGCAGTGGTTCACCCAGACGTCGGCCTTGTAGTCCCAAGTCATCAGGCCGTGGCGCCGAAGACGATTGAAGAAGCTGCCGGGCTTTTTCTCATAGACGCCGTCGATGCGGGCCAGCACCTGGGCGGTGGTCATGGTGGCCGGCAGATCGGAGAGGAACGCGACAAGCCCCGAGTGCTTGCGATGTCGCACCTCGGCCGCCTTGGCCGTGGCCTTGCGCCTGCCCGCCTCCATGCGCTCGGGGTCCTTGCGCCAAGCCTTTTGCCTACCCCGGGTGATCGCGAGGTCGAGCCGGACTTTTCGGGAGAGGTCTTTCTTCATACCCTGGCCCTCCCTAGGTTCGGGTATTTCCCGAGCAGGGTATCGCCGAGCGACCCCCGACTAGGGGGTATAAGCGTAGGCGCATACCCACTGAGTGTAAACGAAGACGGAAGTAGTGACGGAAGTAGTGACGGAAGTATGGCGTGGCAATGGCTTTGCATAGGATGGGCTGGAAGGCGTTCTAAGGTGGGTAGGTGGTGGGGGTAGCCGTCCTACCCCTCACGTAGCCCAATCGGGCTTTGTAGACCCCTTGGCGGGGCTGGAAACGGCCTTCGGCTGGGCGGTCAGTGTATCCCCTAGGGCATAGACCCATCGGAGGACGCCGGGCTCGCTAGAGTGCGAGAGCTTCACGTAAGACTTGGCAAAAGTCTGGTCGGAGTTCTTGAGGCAGGTCCGGCCTTGGCGCTTGGAGAAGCCGAAGCGGAAGGTGGCGGCCTCTTCGCCTTCCTCGGCCTTGGCGCGAAACAGGAAGCCGGAGTCGCGGGCGAAGTTAACCCACTCGGCGCAACCCGCCCCGAGGTAGGCCAGCTGCTGGGGCATCAGGCTGTCGAGGTCGAGGCCGGTGATGGGCTTGTTGGTGTGGTGGTAGTAGACCAGGGCCACGCCGGTGCGCTGGAGGAGCGGCAGGATCATGCCGCGAAGGAAGGCGGTGGTCTGGGCTTGGTCGGCGATCTCGAAGTCCACGAAGGCGAGCAGGGGGTCCACGACGACCACGTCGGGCTTGTGGCGATTGATAAGGGCCTCGAGCACTTCGATGAAGGCGGCGCCGCGTGCCTTGGTGTTCCGCACGATGGTGAGCTGCTCCTTGAGCTTGGCCTTGTCGGCGGAGGTGAAGTGACGGGTCGAGCCGGCCCACATCTCGCTCATGTCTCCAAAATCGTTTTCGGCATTGATGAGCAGGATGCGGAGCGGGCGGACGGGCTTAAGGCCAAAGAGGTCGCGGTTGAGGGCCCAGTTGGTGCACATCTGCATGCACATGGTGCTCTTGCCCGTGCCGGCGAAGCCGACGATCTGAATGGCGTAGCCTTTGCAAAGCCAACGGCGCTCACCACCGACGAGCACAGTAGGGTCGGCCTTGGGGTCGAAAGCGTCCATGGCCTCGAGGTCGAAGACCTCCGTGCCTTCCTGCTGCTCGACGATGGCGTTGTCCTGCTGGCCCTTCCATGCGGTCCACGCGTCCCAAGTGGGCAAGCCCTGGTTAATGTCGATGAGGGCCTGTTTGGCGTTGCCACGATGGGCACCGGGCAGGCGGGTGAAGCGTGAGGGGTTTTTGTTCTGCTTGTCGGGCGGGCAGTCGGCGAAGAGCTCGTAAACGGCGGCGACGCGGGCGTCGTACTCGGCGCGGTCCTTGGCCTCGACGCGGACCCAAGCATGGACGGACTTGCCGCCCGAGTCCACGATGGCGGAGACGGGGAGATTGGAGCGGCGGATGCGGGCCAGTTGTTCGGCCTTGGTGCCGGTGTCCCATTCGAGCAGGACGTGGCGGTAGGCGCTTACGCTGGAGTCCTTGCCGTCGGCGTCGCTGACCGGGTTGATGCGGACGAAGGAGCCGGCCGGTCCGCCGTCGAGGGTGGTGTCGAGCCCAATCAGTTCGTTCCAGGCGTTGGCGGTCTTCACGATGCCTTTGCCGGCGGGGCGTCCTTTGCCGTCCTCGGCGAGAGCGGCGGGAGTTTCGATTTGCACCTGCTCCTCGGGATGGAAGGCCGCAAACAGGAAGTGAGAAAAGGTGAGAGAGTCAGAGGGGGCGGGTTCAGCTGCGGGGGCCGTGGGCGGGGCGGGCAGGTCGGCCAGCGTGGCCTTCTTAGGGGCCTCGGGGGCGGGCTTCTGTTTGCTATTCGCGAATTGCGAATGGGGCTTGTGTAGGGGCAGTGCGGGCTTGTCGCCGATGAGCCAGCCCCGGGGCTTGTCGTGCACGCGGCGGTTGGCTTCGCCGATCTTGCGCTGAAGGTCCTTCTCAGCCCAGGGCGGGGAGCACTTGCTGGCGTTGTACTCGCGGAGCAGGTCGAGGGCGGTTGACTCGTCGAAGGCGAAGCCGTGGGCCAGTACAGTGGCGGCACGGAAGAGGGCGTCGTGGCCCTTCTGGCCTTCGATGGAGTCAGGGAGGGTGACAAGGTATTTCCTTGCCCGCTCGATTAGGTCGTCGGGGTTTTGCATGGCTTGCGGGTGGGGGTATGGTCAGCGGGCGGGCTTCTGTCGAGCCTTCTTGCGGACGGGGCCGAAGTAGGGAGCCTGGCGGACGTACTTGCCCGCGTAGGAGTGCCGGAGGATGATGCGCTCGACTAGGCCGAGGCGGATGCCCTCGTTGAGGTAGCGCTTGGCGCAGGAGCTCTTGCACTTCCAACGCTTCTGCCAGTCCTCAAGAGAGTAGAAGCCGGCGGGGGGCTTCTCGGCGCGGTTGTGTATCGCGGTGACGATCGCGGCGAGCATGGCGTCGTTCACCTTGATGTTCTTGCCGTGGGTGCTCATTTGCGCGGGGTGTAGAAGCGGAGGTCCTTCTGCCAGACGAACGCGTTGCCGACCTTGTGGACCAGCCAGGCTTTAAAGTTGTTGCCGTCCACCCAGCCCGCGACCCAGCCAGACCCCCAGCGGGCGGTTGCGAGGCGGTGCGACGCGTAGCCCATCTCGTCCTTAAGGCAAAGGCACCCGGCGGAGAAGGCGTTGCCGGAGCCGTGCTTGGTCAGGGCAATGCTGGCCAGCGTGTGCGTGTGGCCGTGGATCAGGGCGCCGCCGGCCACGCTATAATGGAGTCCCTGCTTAATGGTGGCGTTCTCGCCATGGGCAAATCCGTGCACCATGGCCACGGGGCCGAGGCGGTAGACTCCCTTGTCGGCGTGCCAGGGCAGAATGACCTTGGCTCCGGCCTGCTTGGCCGTGCGGTTGATGTCGTCTTTGATGTCCTGGCAATAGTCGCGGACCATGGCCGACCCGGACGAGCTGATGAGGTTGTCGAGGCGGTGCTCGTGATTGCCCCAGAGATAGACGGACGGACGGAAGCGGCGGAGGAAGTCCTTGCCGGCCTCAAGGTCGGCCTTGAGGGACTCGCCGGACTCCGCGTCAGAGGAGCCGACGCCACGGCGCAAGCTGCGGAAGTCGAAGTGATCGCCACCGGCCACGCGGACCTCGGGCTTGTAGTCCTTGCAGAACTCCCAGAGGGCGTCGAGGGCCTGCGGGTCGGCCATGTCCCCGTGGGAGTCGGAGGCGAAGACGAAGCGGACGGGCTTGCTCACGACTGCTTGCCCTCCTTGAGGAGCTTGGCTACCATCTCATTGACGATGTGGTAGTTTTCTTGGGCATCAGCGAGTTCCTTGCGGAGACGTTTTACCTCGGCCTTGAGGCGGGCGTAATCGTCGTACATGACCAGCGGGCCAGCGGGGTCCACGGCGAGGATGCCACCGCCAAGGGTCAGTTGCGCCTGGTTGTTGGCCACGCGGTATCGGGTTGGGTCGCTCATTTTTTGATGCGGACCTTGTTCGGGCCTCGGGGCTTGTACTTCCTCGCGACCTTGAGCCCCATCTTCTTGGCGGCGAGGTAGAGGCGGGTGTAGGAGATGCCGAAGCGCTTCTCGGCCTCGCGGAGGGTGATGCCTAGGTCGTGCGCCTTCTGGGCGGCCTCGTATGACGCGGGCTCCTTGATGCGGAGGGTGCGGCCGTCCCTGGTCTTAAACAGGTTTGCCCCGCCCACTGGGCCCTTGCGTGCCGTGCCGTAGTCGCTGCGCTTGCCGGCGGGAAGGGAGCCGCCCCAGGAGAGTTTCCGGCGGCAGCCGCCCGGCCACGTCACGCCGACCTTGGCGAGAAAGGCGGTCACGACCCCGAGCTCGACCTTGGCGTACTCGGCGGCCTCGTAGGCCGTGAAGCCTTGCCGGTGGGCGTGGCGGCACTGGGTGGCGAGGCGCTTCTCTTCCGTGGACCAGTCGGCCTGCTCCTTGAGAAACTTCCGGTGGATGCCCTGCGGGCAGTTGGCCAGGAAGGTGAGGCGCTCGGGGGTCATGCCCCACTTCTTGGCGAGGTCGTAGATGTCGCCCGGTTCTGATCCGTAGCCGGCGAAGAACTCGGAGCTCATAG